AGTAAAATATCTGGTTCTTTTGATAGAGATATGGGAAACTAATAAATTAACACAACTTATGAAAAAATACAACTCACCACTACGTATGATAGAAGATAAAGCTCATACTCATGCGTCAAAAAAGAATTCTGTAGGTATTGTAGGGGAAACTTCTATATGGGACGGACCACTAGATCAAGCAGGAAGACCACATGCTCCAGGTAGAAGTTCTGGTAGCAATGGTATGAAATTAAAATTAGGGGATGTTCCTTATATGGGAAGCATGCCAATAACACAACGTGCAAAAAGAGGATAATCATGGCATATAATCAAGGTAAAAATCCGTTTAGTAAAAATCCATTAAACTTTAACTCACCGTTAAATAGCTTCGATAGTTTAGTAGGAAAACTAATGAATCAAGGTAAGTCAAAAGAAGCTGCAACTAAAATAGCGGGTAAAGTAGCTAATAAGAATGAAAGGTTCACCGGCTAAACAAGCTAAACCAGATTTTTTAGATTTAGATAAAGATGGAAACACTAGTGAGCCAATGAAGGATGCTGCTAAAGGTTCACCAGCTAATTTAAAATCTCCAATTGATAAAGAGCTAGTAGGTAAACAAGGTAATTTAAACGAAGGTTTAAAAAAAGCTATTGAAGCTAGTCCAGCTAAAATGAAGTCTCCTGTAAAAGCTCATGACAAAGCATTAAAAGCTTTAGAAAAAAGAATTAAAAGGGTAAGACAATCAAAAGAAGGTTCTGAGGGACAAGGTGGTATTGATTATGAATTACTAGCTCAATTAGAAGAACAAAAGAAAAAGCTAATTGAATCTCATGGTAAAGAAGCTGATAAAAAACAAGAAGGTAGTCCTGCTAAAAAAGCAGATAAAGCTGGTGCAAAAGCAATGATCGCTGCAAGAAAGAAAAATGTTAAGAAAAAAGGACAAGGTACTGCAGAAGGATTAGCTACTAGAAAAAAGATTATAAAAAGAGTTAGAAAAGCAGGTGAAGCAAAAGTAAGTGCATCTGCTGCTAAAATGAAAGCACCAATGAAAAAAGAGGGTAAGAAAGGTGATTTACTTTCAAAAGGCGCTGAATTTGTAAAGAAAAATAAAGGTAAAATAGCATCTGTTGTAACTGGTATACCGACTGGAGCTATAACAAAAGCTGCTAAAGCAGGTAAAAAAATAGGTAAAAAATTAGGTAAAGCAGTTAAAGAATTTGCTAAAGATACTCAAAAAAGAGCAACATAAAAATAACTAATCATGATAATAAATCCAAGTTCATATACTAGTGCGATCCCGGTAGCATTAAATGATGATATTAATATTCCGGGACCAGAAGTAAGAAAATCAGGTACTACAACTAGTTTAACTAACGATAAACTTGTAGATACTAATGGTAATTTCTTACAAACAGTAGATGCTAATGGAAATATTACAAATCAAGGTGTTCAAGTAGGTCAAGTAGTTTATAACATGGCTGCTATGAATACAACAGCTTGGTTAGGCCCTGAAGCTGCAGTAGTAAAATCAGTAGACAGTAATACACAGTTAACATTGTCTGCTAATATATTTCCTGTAACAGGCGCGCCATCAACAACGCAACAATATAAAATATACGATGCTAATAAGCTGCCAAAAGGCGCTATTATTATGGTGGGTGATAATCAAGCAGGTAACAATAGTAAGAGTGATGTATTTGTAAAAACACTTGATGGTCAAGATGTTTTAGTGCAAGGAGTTGCTCCAGGTGAAACATTAGATTTAGTAGTACAAAGAGTTATGGTTGGATCAGCTGCAACAGCTGGCGCGCCTAGCACTTTGACTACAGCAGAAAAAATAACAGCATTTATATAAACAATTAAAAAAACAATTATGCATCCAATACACAAACATATGAGCTCGAGAATGAAAGCTCGTAAAGCAGATGAAAGATATGACGCTAAAGAAGCTTACAATAAGAATTTAAGTGGTAAAGCGAGATTACATTATCTTGAAAATGACATCGCTGACAAAGGTATGTCAATGAAGTCACCTATGGACATGGGACACAAAGCTCCTTCAATGAAAGCTCCAATGAAGAAAGCAGGTAAAATGTCACCAGCTGATATGAAAGCTCCTATGAAAAAAGAAAGAAAATATTCTGGTAATCAACCTGATTTAGCAAAATTTAAAAAAGATAAGCAGGAAAAAAAAGATCTTATGGACGATAACCCTGTAGTTAAAGACGCTTCAGGTAGAAGAAGAACAGCTAAGGAATCAAAAAGTACTTTTGTAGCAGGTAAAAGAAAGTAAGATGTCTTATACGCAGCGCTTTGGTTTAAGTAGAAAATCTCCTTTAAATGATCATACAAAATATCACTGTGGTCCTGATTATAAAAATGATGCAGGTGAATGTGTGGGTTGGGATTATGAACAAAAAAGAAAGGAAGAAGAAAAGAAAGGTGTTGCCAATAACATTATAGATAAGCAAAATAAATATACTAAAGAACAGCTTGCTGATTATGATTATGATAAAGGATATAATATAGCTGGTAAAAATATTTTTGGTTTAACTAGAGAAGAAATGGAAAAAGAGCGTAAAATCTCTGATGTAAAAAGACGAAAAGAAGAAGTTTCTACTGGTAAAGTTGGTCCAGAAATAAAAGAAGGTTTTGATCCTGACGGTAATCCATCTTTAACTAAAAGAAAGGACGGTACTTATGTATATGGTGATCAAGTAGTCGATGCTCCTAAAGACGGTCAAAAGTTTAAAATGGGCGCAGATGAAGTTCAAACAACATTAGATTTTGCTTCTGTGGTAGATCCTACAGGTTTTTTAGCAGATGGTGCTAATGCTCTTATATCTGGTGTTAGAGGTGCTGGTGCTTTAGCTCAAGGTGATTATGAAAGCGCTAAAAAGTTTGGTAAAGCCGGAGCAGCTTCAACATTTTTTATGATTCCAGGTACCGATATAGGTAAAATTGGAAAATTTAATAAAATGATGAGTAAAGCTGGTAAGACAAGATATATAAGTAAAACAGGTAAATACGCGCAACCTATATTAGAAACTGAAGGTAAACTTACAAATTTATTTAGAGGAGTAGGTAATTTTAGTTTAAGAAAAGGTAAAAATACTAAATTAAATAAAAAAGTATCTTCTAATATATCTAAATTTTTTGGTGGTGGCAAAGCAAGTCAATTTGTTGGTAAGAAAGTAGCAGAAAATGTTACAAGCGCTAAAGGAATTAAAAATTATTCAAAGCTTGAAGATAACGAAAAACAATCATAACATGGCTTTTAAATTAACACCTCCGTTTAAAAAAAATTCACCTATATATGAGCGTGAATTAGAACCTGGAACTATGGGTAAAGGTAATAAAAATGGTACTATACTTATCGGTAGTGATGTACCTTTGGAGAAGCATGAAGAAGTTATAGCACATGAAGAAGTACATATTGATCAAGTTAAAAGAGGTGATCTCGATTATGATGATGATAACGTATATTGGAAAGGAAAAGTATATCCAAGATCAAAAATGCATGAAGGTGCTAAAAACCTACCATGGGAAGCAGAAGCATATAGAAAATCATGAGTAAAAAATTTAAAGATACAACCGTTGGACAATTATTGTTTGGCGCAGCGTCTGTAATAAATCCTACATTAGGAAACGTATTACAAGGTGTAACATCGCCAAAAGAAGCAATTGAAGCTATAACAAAAGCTGATGCTCCGGCAGAAGATAAAGTAAAATTACAACAAATAATCTACGAACAACAAACAAAAGAGATTGAAGCTATTACATCAAGATGGCAAGCAGACTCTATGTCAGACTCTTGGATGTCTAAAAATGTACGTCCATTAGTTTTAGTATGGTGTATTGTTGTATTTTCTTTTGCAGGCATATTAGACAGTGTTGAAACAATACCTTTTCATATAAATGAATTATGGAACGATACTTTTGAGAAGGTCATGATGGCGGTTGTCTTAGCCTATTTCGGAGGTCGGACGACAGAAAAGGCGAGTAGTATATTTAAAAAGTAAAAGTTTATATTAACAAGTAACTATACATATAGTAATAACAATTAAAATTTAATCAAATGGCAAAAAGTGGAAAAATTAAAGAATTAGAATTAAAAACAATTAACGAACAAAATACAGCTTTACAAAAAGCGGTTTTTGATTTAGGTGCTTTAGAAATAGAGAAAAACAAAACAATGCAACATTATAAAGCTGCATTAGAAGTTTTAGAAAAAACTAAGCAAGAACTTGAAAGCAAGTATGGAGCAGTTAATATTAATTTAAAAACAGGTGTTTGGGAAGAAGTAGAAGTTCCTGAAACAGAAGAACCTAAAGCAGAAGAAGTAGTTGAAGAAGAAGATTGTGGCTGTGATGAGAAGAAAGAAGACTGCGAAGACTGCGAAGACAAGGAGTAATGTATTCTGTAATAAGAAAGATCAGTATTGGTGCTGATTACAAGAACGATGCTATGCATTATTCTGTTGGCCAACAAGTATATGGTGGTCATGTAATAAACAATATTGATCATAATGAAAGAGATAACTCTTATAACATATTTATAAAGAAAGATCAAGAGATAATGCCTTGGAAAAAATTTAATTCTAACATGGCTATATCTGTTGAGTATGATTTAGAATATTAATGAACAGTGTATATGACTTTATTGTTACACCTACAAACGAAAGGTATAATAATAAAATTAAAGTAGGCGACAAAACCCTTATTGTTAATTCTAACATAGAAGATCATAAGATGGTTAGTCGCCACGCTACTGTTGTTTCAGTACCTTTGGCATATAAATTTAATATAAAAAAAGGTGATCAAGTAATAATACATCATAATATATTTCGCAGATGGTATGATGTAAAAGGCAAACAACGTAATAGTAGTCAATATTTTAAAGAAGATTTATTTTTTTGTAAACCTGATCAAATATATTTACACAAAAAAGGCGAAAAATGGTTGCCATTTATGGATAGATGTTTTGTAATGCCTATAAAAGATAATAATTCTCTAACAATGGATTTAGAGCAAAAATGTGTTGGTATATTAAAAATAGGTAATAATGCTTTAAAAGCACACGGTATTAACCCAGGAGATCTGATTGGTTACAAGCCAGGTCGTGAGTGGGAGTTTATTGTTGATAAAAAGCGAATTTACTGTATGAAATCAAATGATATTGTAATTAAATATGAGTACAAAGGAAACGAAGAAGAATATAATCCAAGCTGGGCGAATAGCAATTAAAGAGTTAATTAAAGTTGCTAAAGAACCTATTATAGATTTTGGACCTGACATTTCCGCAGATAGACTTAAAAATGCTGCAGCTACTAAAAAACTAGCTATATTTGATGCTCTTGAAATACTTAATCGTATTGAAGAAGAGCAAAATATGTTAGAAGATAAACCAAAGCAAGAAGTTAAAAAAGATACATCTTTTAAAGGTTTTGCTGAAAGAAGAGCTAAATAATGTATAAGCAAAGTCTATATAAAATATTAGATAATCATATAAAACCTAAAATTATAAATCGTATGAACCGTTATAAAAAATGGAAATACGGTTATGATAAAGAACATGATATTGTAGTTATAAGTAAGACAGGTGAAATAGGTGAAATATATGAAATACAAAATTTAAAAATAGCTTTACCAAAAGCTAAAAACATACATAAGTTTGAAGATAATAAATGGAGCAAGTTTGAATATCCTAAGGCTTTAGCAAGAATAAAAACAGTGTTCGACTGGAGACAATATCCAGAAGACTTTAAAACAAAATGGTATGATTACATCGATAATGAATTCACTCGTAGGGAAGAAGGTTTTTGGTTTTATAACAAAGACGTTCCTACTTACATTAGTGGTACTCATTACATGTACTTGCAGTGGTCTAAAATTGACGTCGGGGCACCAGACTTTAGGGAGTCAAATAGATTATTCTTTATTTTCTGGGAAGCTTGTAAGGCAGATTCACGATCCTATGGGATGTGTTACCTTAAGAACAGGCGTTCCGGGTTTTCTTTCATGGCCTCAG